CATCTTCATTTGTTGCTTTTTTGCCAACATAAGTCATCAGAGCCTTACTATTTAATTCATTAATCGCTCCCAAAATCGTTTTGTTGTTCGTTTGAAGCTTCTCGAATACTTTATCGGCAATTTTCCCAAGTACCCAGTCTGAAAGAGTAGACAGTGAAAGGCGTTTATTTGCCTTTCCTGCCGTATCAAGTGTCATAATCTCATCATTATCAGCTACTGTAGTTTTTATAGTATAATCTGTCCACTTTGGCATGACTGTTTCCTCCTTATGCTAAATATTTGTCCCGGATATATTTTTTAACTGCATCAAGATGAGCTTGTACATCGTCATCCAACACAAGAAAATTGCCTTTGTTGTTCTGACTGACAACTTCTCCTGTTTCCTCGTTTACTTCGGAATAGGTGTAAGCAATACGGCTTCCCTCTCCTGTGCTAAGATTCATAAAACTTGTAAGAATTTTTTTCATGCTATTTTCCCCATTTCATTAATATTTTTTTCTCTGTCATTAAAAAGTTCCTTTTCATAATCTGGTTCTGATACTTCAAGGCTTTCACTGTAGTCTGGTTCTGGCATGTCTGTGTCTATCGCCCTGTCATAGGCTGTTCTGCTCATGTCAGTAAAACGCATATGTTCATATTCTGTCTGACGTGCTTTTATCTCAAATGCAAATTTAAGCCCCGGAGTACCTTTTACAGTGAAATATGTCTGTTCTTTTTTGTCTACCCAACAATCGCCATCTCCTTCCTTTTGCAAGAACACATAGTATTCAATCCCTACATTGGTAGATTCTTGGAATATGTCATCTATGTCTATCAGGCATGTGCCATCTTCTGATATGGATGCTTCTCCAATATCTCCGAATATAGGGGACGCCATTTCGTAGCAATAAAACGTCTGAGTTCCGTAATTCTTTGTCTGAAGAATCCTGGATTTTGTTCCACGCACACTCAAATCTGCAAGGTCGGTGCCTGTGCCTTTACTGTAAAAGTGTCCACTGGCTTCGATGTGTGAACTTGATTTAATTATTCCAGTGGCAGTTATACCGCCATTGGAACTTATTGTGTTATACGCTTTTATTGTTGCCATGGTCAGAATGGATTGACTACTATTTCTTCCCGTTATGCCTGAGGATATATTTAACGAGTTACAATATATGTCGCACGTTGAGAATGTAGTTCCTTTTAATTCGGATGCGCTTGACCACGAATTGGTACCCATATTATACCAGTTTGATTCCCCTGTAGTTTTGACACATCCGTTATTACCGTCAAGCGTAATACTATTAATACCGCTCGCCGCATATAAATATCCACTTAAAACCTGCCAACCAGACAGATACCCGGTGCTAATATACGAAGCATTCAGATACACCTTGTTGTCATAAAGATATATCCCCTGTGTTTCCCCGTTATTGGTTAATTTATTAAAAATCTCCAACTGTGTCATATCACTGGCATCTTTTCCGTCCTGTCCATCTTGACCCTTTTCTCCATATACGCCAATCACGCAAGGAAGCGTTGTCACCTTAGCCCCGTTTGTAAAGAAAGTCTCCTCATAATTCCATAGATACCGCTTGTCCGGAGTTGGGGTCTGCACGGTTTCCGTCCATCCAGAACTGCCTATTGATACACCAGACGAACTGGACGTAGCGAGATAATGCTGTACAATCTTCGAGATTCCATTTCCGGTATCACCTTGCTTTTGCTTTACAACTACAAATTCCTTTTCCGCGGACATCCCGTTGTAAGTTGCAGTTGCTGTGATTGTGCCACTGTCCACGGACAGTCCGGAGACCGTGTACGTTGCCCCTGACGATGAACCGCTTACTCCGTTTCCTGCGGAGAATGAAATGTTTGACTGTGCAGTCACATTCTCGGCACCATACAGCACAGTTACCGTAGTTTTGCATGTGGGAAATGTGGTATATTTGCCGGAAGAATCTGTTGGGATTCCCTGGAATTCATTTGATAGTAACACGTTCAATGTGGCGTATTTTGTCGCGATTTCAGTCGCGGTATTAGACGCTGTATCTTTTGCTATTTCGGATACAGCTTTTCCTTTTAACGAAAATTCTGTCGCGGCAATGTGTACCTTTCCATTGTCATCAATATGGAGTGTGATTTGGTTGTCCTTATCAATAACCTTAATCCCTTTTGCATTGATAAATTTGCCTGCCAAAACGCCTGCAAGGATGTAATTTGCGTTAATATACAGCTTCTTGTCCTTGATATATATGCCTTGCTCTTCACCGCCATTTGTCAGCTTATTAAATACTTCATTCTGTCCAAGGCTTGTATCATACTCTTTGACTGCATTATCAATGTCGGTTTTATCAACATATTTGAAATCAATCCAGTCAGTGTCAGTAAATGCACCATCCGACCGGCTTCTAACCGCTGTTTTGATAGAAGCTTCGCCATCGGCTTTTGATGTGACCCAGAAATCTCCCATGTTGTATGGTGGTTTGGGCTGCTCAAAATAAACTGCCGCTTTCCCATCAATCTTATCAAACAGATAGTCTGGTACTTTCTGCTCGACCCATTCATTTCCATCCCACCGCCAGCGCGTGTTAGCGTTATTGGCGGTATTCTGCCAAAGGTCTCCTTTGTGGATATATTTGCCTTTTTCCCAAACGATTAAAATCTCATTTCCGCCTACGTCCAGAATGGAATTTCCGTCAACATCTGTCCACGGAATCTCGTCTGTTTCTGTCCATTCAAGCGCCGGGTCTGTATCCTGGCTCCAGGTCTGAATCTTACCGTCAAGCTGCTCTTGGAGACTTTCAATCGTATCGGCAAAAACACCCTTAATAAAGGCTGTAACTGCTGAATCATCTGTATATTTAGATGCTCTTACCCAGTCATTAGCGTCATAGCTCGCGCCCTCTGCCTTTGCCTTTTGGCATTTAAGAATGTCCCCTGTCTTTCCCTGAACCCATAAATCGTCAATATCGTAAGGTGGCACCGGCTCTGCTCCGAAAATTCTCTTCTTTGCGTTTGCTGTGTTTTGTGCCTGTGCCGCATCAGCCAGAGCTTTGACCACCGCAGTGTCTTTTACATAATCCCACTTGTATTCGCCATTAATCTTTGCATATCTGTAAGCCTGCCCGCCATATTCTTCGTTGTTTACAATATAAAACAGGTCACCTAAGTGTTTCTCTTTGGTTGTATCATCTGTCCAAGCGGATGCCGGTTCATTGTCACCATCAGGAACATAGTCTCCAAAAAATGTTTCTATCTGTCCGTCAATCTGCTCCTGCAAAACCTTAATCTGCGGCGAGTAAACTTCTGTAATAAACTTCTCGACCTCGGCATTTGCCACGTTCTCAGGTGTCTTCCCTTTAATTGTAAGCTCCGTAGCATTGAGATTGACGGCCCCTGTCTCTGCGTCAATGCGAAACGTAATGTTGCCGTCGTTGTCTTTTGCTGTGAATCCCCTGGTATTGATCCAGTCAGACTGAATGCCGATTGCGTACAATATATTCAGAACTGCGTCTCCATTGGAATCAAATCCTGCTTTCCAGGTGTTTCCACCATCAACTGAAAGGAAGAATCCATCTACACCTGTTTTATAAATCACTTTTGAATCTTTCAAGGATGGTTTATCATGACGATATGATATTGAAGACCCGTCCGGCTGAATTTCCTCAGTAAAATAAAATCCAAGTGTGTTTGCAGCTAATTCGTTCATCTGCTTTAATTTTGCATCGTAAGCGGTAATCTTCTTTTCGGAATCTTTCTTAAGGTTGTCAACCTCTACCTGCATGCTGTCTGGATAATCTGCATTAATATCCTCCATACTTTTAGCATTGCATGCAAAACTTGTGCTTCCAGAAAAAGCGAAGTCTACATCTGTCAGATATGAATAGTAAATATTGCCTTTAATGTCGGAAAATGTAATTCTATCTCCAAATGTGGCGTATCCGATTGCTATGCTGTCACAAGAGAATGGTCTTAATCTCATACCGACAAGTTCTTTTCCAATCAGGTCAACACCCGTCTGTTCATTGCCACTCAAAAGTTTGTTGTCAATCGTGATGACATATCCGTCCGTTCCGTACTTATATTCGGTTTCATTATCTACATACTTGACCCCAGTAACAACTACATCGTCAACATCATAGGTAAGGTTCCTGATAGCATTTGGTTTAAATCCTTTTCGTTCGAGAACTGTCTCGATCTCGTTGCTTCCAACATCAAGAATGGTGTTTCCGTTAATGTCGCACCATGGAACTGTTTCTAAGGTAATAGTGTCTGCACCATCGTCAAAAGTGATGATTCGCAAATTATCATTCTCATCAATGCGAGCGTTACCACCTGCCAAAGCTGCAACCATACCGATTACTGCTCTAAAAGTGGTGTTCTCCGGTTTCTTTTGCACCTGATAGTCTGCATTTTTAAATGTTGCGTCACCTAACACAATCCCGGTCTGCTGACAGGCATCTTCTAAAACCTCTCCGGCAGAGCATGGGAAAACAAGGTTTGTATTGTAGCCTGTCTCTGCCTTGCTCATATAGTCCAGCAAAGTGAGATTAATCTCATCGGACGTGGCAGGTTTTTTTGATACAATGAATGTACCGCGGCGAATGGTTTCCAATCTATCGGACAGTTGTGAATTTAAGAATAGAGTAAACTGTGCTCCGGCAAAGTTGTAGTCAGAAAACCTATCGTCATCATTGACCAATGCCAATGTTGCTGTTTTTTCAATGGCTACACCTATCGGGAAATCCCCGGAATCAGAAGAATCTACAATTCCGTTTCCGTCAAGATAGAAATCTTCTTTTTCCAGGCTTAAAGTTGTCCCATCACGCAGCACCGCATTCGCCGTAACATAATAGTTACTATTTAAGAGAGATTCTGTTTTTAACTGATTTGTAACATTAATCATACCGGTCGAATGCTCCTTACATTAATAGTTAATCCTGTCCATCGTTCCTCATTATCCTTGAGTGTTTGTGCTGCCATGTTGAAATTAGATGCATAGAACGTCTTGTCAATCCATTTGCCGGGGGTTCGAGGATCTTTGTGATGAAATGTGAACTGACTTTTGTTGATCATAGAGTTGAGAATCGTTGCAATCTCTCCCCATTTAAGCTCACCCCATTCCATGTCATATCCAGCGATAGTTCCCATCGGAGTGTTGTGCATAACAAGATCCTGGCTTCTCTTAGAGCTTTCCGTTGATGTAGTTGCGAATACCGGCTTATATGTGTCAGGGGCCTTTATAGTGACCCCGTCAATTTTAAACTGATCCTGTGCCATTTACACACCTCCTAACAAGAATGGATTCTGACCGCCGTTTCTGCGTCTCCTAAGCTCCGCTTCATCAATGATAATGTCTAACAGTTTTCTGCCAGATGCATTGACTGTAACATTGTAAGTGTTTCCATTTCCCTGTCCTTTCCCTGACTCTTCCCGGACGATCTGACGCAACAGGCTCTCCGGCGCTTCCAGGTTATTGCCTTTTTTCTGATCACCTAGTACTGCGAGGAATTCTGACTTTGGTGGAATAACTGCACCGCTGGCCAGATATGGGATAGTTCCGACACGCGGGAACGTTGCATGGAACCCGATTCTCTTTGTTCCGAATGGTGTAGGTACATTCCATGGTCCAAAAGAAAACGCTGATTCGATTCCACCAATTGCACTATTAATCATTCCAACTGCATTATTAACAATGCTGATTGCCTGATTGATTGGCCTTTTAATAAAATCTACAATACCTTCAAATGCAGATTTGACCGCATCTCTGGCAGCATTAAACTTATCAGTAATAGCGGTTTTTATTGCTTCGACCTTAGTAGATACAAAAGTAGTAACACTTTCCCATGTTCGGGATGTCTTGTCTTTTATTTTGTCCCAAACGCCAGTAACTTTGGTCTTAATTGCGTCAAACACTGTTTTTGCCGTGGTTTTAAGAGCGTTCCATAATCCGGAAAGAGTTTTTTTAATGGCATTCCAGACTGTTGAAGTTGCTGTCTTAATTGCGTTCCAGGCAGTGCTAATGACGGTCTTTATTATGTTCAGTGCACCTTTTGTTACAGTTTTAATTATCTCCCACGCACCTGACACAGCATCTTTGATAAAGTTCCATGCTCCATCCGCAATCTCTTTTATTCCCTGCCAAGCCAGTTCCCAGTCTCCTGTGAAAACGCCTACAAGAAAATCAATGATTCCGCTCAGTGTATCTGCTACATCACCAATTATTTTAATCAATGATTTTATAACTTTTATTGCTGTGGTCCCTACAACGTCAATTATCTTTGCCACAACCGGAAGCAAATTTGCAATTATCCAGTTGATTAAAGGTACTAATACCGATTCCCACAGAAGCTTCAGAGAATCAATGAGCTTACCGAGAAATGCTTCTATTTTTAGGATAGCATCCCCCAACGGTCCCTCTAACAGCCCTTTGATTTGTTCCGCCAGTCCTTGTAGCACCGGAAGAATGTATGTGTTATATCCAGTTATTAGAGTTTCAAGTATACTTGATAGTCCGTCTGCTATAGAATCAAAGAACGGTTTTACATGCTCATCGTATAATCTTGATACTGCGTCACTAAGGTTTTGAACAACTGTTAAGACCCCACTTGTTACAGTTTCTATTACTTCGAGGCTGCCCTCGATTGCTGACTTCAAAATGTCCTTGTTGTCGATAAAAGGCTGCGCAATCATGTTCAGGATATCTCTGCCAAGTTTTGCAGCCGTTTCTGTAAGAACCATTCCGATTTCAGCAAAGATTCCGATTAAATCTGCTGTAATCTGCTGCGCAGTTTCTCCACCAAAAACTGAAAAAACGTCAGCAAAGGCAGTCGCGAGATTTCCTGCTATTTGCGAAATTTCAGCGCCGATGTTGAACATATCTATCAGATAGTTCTTTATTCTTTGCACGTTCTGCTTCAGAAACTTCTCGATTCCGCCTATAATGTTTTGCGCAATTGTTAATCCGATTCTGGCAAATGAGCCAGCAACTTGTCCAATTGCATATGCAAATGAATCTAAAAAATTATTTGCTGCTTTGGTAACTTCTGGGTCAGTGAAGATATCCTTTAAAGATTTCCATATGGAATCAAGATCCTTTTTTATTCCGTCAAAAATCGGCTCGTAATCTCCTAATCCATCCCAGAATCCTTTTGCAATTAACTTAGCCAGCTGTTTAAATCTGTCGATTATCTTTTTTAGCGGTTTTGACATTTTATCAAGAACCGTCTCACCCTCTGCTATCTTTCCGTAATCAACGTTTTGAACAGCGCCTTTCATTTGATCTAAAAGGCCACCAGTTGCGCTCGGCGTTTTTGACGATGAATCCGTACTTTTGTCCGTTGAGTAATTATTTATTTCATCCAAAGGACTAAGGTATCCTTTTGCCGCTTTAGTAGCTTTCTTAGTTGCGTCCGCTGTATCATTTGTCGCATCTGCCAGCTTTTCAGCATTGTCGGCAGCTTCTCCGTATTGATCGGCTGTGTCGGCTATTGCATCTGTCCCGGCAAGACCTGCACCACTCGCGCCTGTTTGTCCAGATGATTTCTTTCCAGTAATTAACTCCGTAAATGACTTGAAGGCATTTGCCAGAGTTGCTAACTTGCCGAGTAAGATATTAATAACTTTCAGAACAGGAGTGAAGAGATTGATTAATCCCTGTCCAACTGTTGCCTTGAGAGACTGCAACTGCAATTGCATCACTCTGACCTGGTTCGCCCAGCTATCCGATGTTCGGATGAAATCACCAGATGCGGCAGACAACTGTTTCTGTACAAAAGCCAGACGGAGAGCCACTTTCTCCTGCTCTGTCATTTCAGATGTGGTTTTGCCATAGCCGTTTGCAAGCGCATACTGGTCAAGTGCTGACTGGGTCATTACCACGCCTAAATCTTTCAATGTTTCAGTCTCGCCTGTAAATACAGATTTCAGTTTGATATAGGCCAAGTCCTGGCTGATATTGTAAAATGATGCT